CTTTTTTTGTCGACATTTTTACTCCTCTTTCTTAATTATCACGCTTCCAGCGCCCATGTCTTTGGCATTTGGTAGTGTTTTTGATAATATTGTCTTTTCAATCGAAGTATTTGCTCTTAATTTTGCTAATTCTTCGTTTTGATCAAGTTTTTCGTCTTGATTTTCTTGATTCATCATCGCTCTCATCTTGTCAAGGTTGATTCTCTCTTCACCTTCCTTACGTTTTCTAGCATTTTCTTGTGCTTGAAGGTCTAATTCTCTTGATCTTAATTTTGCAATCGGGTCATTATCAAATTGAGAAGTAATTTTCTTCTCTTCTTTCATAAATTCTTCCATCATGTCAGCAATAAGCTGTGCTTTTCTTGCTTCTATTTTTTCAGATTGCATTCTAATTTGATTTTGTATGTTTGGATCCATCATAGCTTGTGGATTTTGTTGCATCATCATAAGTTGTTGCATTTCATTTCTAAATTCTACTTCAACTTGCTCTTGAGCCATCAATGAAATGTGCTCAAAACAATTTTTCTCAAGTGCAGCCATAACGATTGGTGCATTTCTAGCCATGTTAGTAGCCATAAAATTTAAGTGAGCAGTTATGTGAGCCCGATGATCCTGTCCAGGAAATGCTTGGAACGGTTTCCCTGCGAGAGCATCGATGTGCTCTATCGCAGGGTCCTTTGGTATCGGTGGTTGTGGACGAACTAAAATCTTATCAATATCTTTTACACCCAAAGCTTCATACATGTTTCTGTACGCTTGATACAAATTATGTATTTGTGGGTTTGACGTTGCCAGTTGCAGTTCAGACTGAGCGAGGGAGATTCGCTGTGTTTGAGAAAATATGTTTGGATCTGCAACCGGCAAAATATCTACTCTGTCGTCAAAGTCTTGTTGTTTAATCATTCTTTGACCACCAACAACATCGTAGGGATATTCTTGAGGTAGATATAACTTAAAAACTCTGGCAAGTATTTTGAATTCTTTTTTCAAAGAGGCATAAATTCTTTTGTGAATAGCAGACATTGTTCTGCTACCTCTCTCCAACAAGGCTACTGTCGTACCCACTGCCGCTTGTTGATTACCCTCACCTACTTGCAGGTCTGCTATTGAAGCGAATCGTTGACCTGCAGATACTACGACGCCCATAAGCTGTAACAAAGTTTGTGATGGTTCTTTAAATGGAAGCATCATAAATGAATCTCTGATGTTACCACCTGGTGCATCTACGTCTCTAAATTCACCTGGTTGTATTGATTGTGCATCATCTCTTATTCTGATTCCTCTTTGTTTAAATCCGGCTGGTAAGTTTGATAATGTTCCTGCATCTAATAATTGTCTTAATGCAGTAGTTGCTGTTCTTGATAATCCACCAATCATGTGTATTAAACCAAAACCATAAAAACCAAGTCCTGGTAAAAATTTAAAGTGTACAAAATAACTGATAGCTTTTTTTAATTGATCACCTATTTCATAATTTCTTCTGATTGATAAAACTTCTCTAGAGTTTTCTTCAAGAGTTACAATGTATGGAAGTTTAATTCCTGTTGGTTCACCGTCTTGTCCAACATCTTCAAAGCCTTCAAGATCTAAATGTACATGACACTCTAAAAGATTAAAAGAATCATCTTCTCTTCCTTTTGATCTTCCTTCTAACTCTCGTTCTTTTTTCTCAACTTCAGTTTCATTTATTGGTCCTGGTTTTAATTCTATATCTCTATAGAAACCAGCGACTTGTTGTTTTCTTAATTCGTTTTCAGATATTTGTACGCGATGAATGATAGACTCCGCATCATCTAATGAGGTAGCTGTATACGGAACAATCAAATCATCAGCGGGTACAAATTTAGAAACAGCTGACTGAGCTGTTTCGTCGTAGTAAACTTTTTTAAAAGCAGAACCAGCTAATGGTAGATTAAATAATAACGAATCAAAATCAGGTTCGTAGTCTTGCATCTTATCCATAATTTGATAGTTCATAAAATCTTTTACTCTTTGCGACTGTTGTTCTTTTGCTGGTGTAGGCAACCCTAAAATTTGTGTTCTTACTGGGCCATCAGCAGGTAATAATTCTTTGTAAGCAAGTGCTTGAAACTGTGTAACAGCTTCTGCTAACACAGGGTGAGTTGCACCTGAAGCTCCTTGGAAAGGTTCTGTTCTATTGTCGTATTTAAAGCCAAGGAGATCTAGACCTTCTCTGTAAGATCTTTCCCAGTCTTTTCTAGAATTTTTATAGTCTTGATAATTTTGATAAAGATTAGATCCTAGTCTACCAAGCACATCATCAGGTAAGTGCTCTGCTAAGTTGTCGTAATGGTTTTGTCCACCCTCAACAGATCCAACAGCTGGATCGTAGTTTATATCAACTGACCCATCTTCGTTTTCTGTAACTTCTACTGGTTCACCTTGTTCATTAATCTTCTGTTGCTCTTCTTGCTGAGCAACTTCTAACTCTTCAGGTGATGGTACTTTTATCTCTTGCTCTACGTTTGGAAGAGACTTGTCTATGTCTGCCATTTATTTTCTCCAATCTTACAGGTTTAACAGTATTATAATTAATATTCAAGCCTTCAGGCTGTGGCCCTGATTTAGGGGGTATTGTTTTAGTTAATTTCATCTTCTATTGCCTCAATTACTGCATCATCTACATCGTCGACATCAGCTACAGTTCCGTCTTGATCAAACACAGCTCTGCCTTCTTCATATTCATCAGGTGGTTTTTTACCTTTTGTAGTCTCATCTGCTCGACCCCTTGTAATCATAAATTCAGATCTATCTTGAATAGTATCAAAGCTTTCGTCTCCAACTGTAGCACCACCCTCTACGTCTCTAACAACTCTAATATCACCAGTGCTTAAATCTTCTGAAAGCTCATACGTGCTTCCGTCTTTACCTTGATACAATGTTACCTTTTCTCTTTCCTTTGTCCCATATTTAGGAGTAACATCCTTACCTAATAATTTAATTTTGTCAACGAGGACCATCAGTTTATCCATACCAAGTTTAAATCCTTCGCCTACAACAGGCGCTGCTTTTTGTGTCAGCTTAATACCTTTGCCAATACCAAAAGGTAATAGTGCTAAAATACCAGCTAGTCCACCTGTCGTTTTTAAAAAGTTTCTTCTACTTGGACTTTTCAATCCTTTTTTATCTGGTCCATCTTTTAGACTAATACGTCCACCTTCAGCTGCACCAACCATCATTTCATCAGCTGCTCTATCTCTCTCAATATCTTCTTCTAATCTCTCTTCATCAGTTAGCGCTTGTCTTCTCTCATATTCTTTGTACACATCATACAATGCACCAGCTCCTATAGTTGCTAATCCAACAGGTGTGAATGCTCTTGCAGCTTTACCAAAAGGGTTAGCTGCAATTCTTCCTGCTAAAGATAATAGACCCCGTCCTTTTGGTGCAAACGATCCAACAAGTTCAGGTGCTAGTAAAGCTGCACCACCTGTTTTAATATTACCTTTTCTTAATTCATCGGCTGCAATACCGGCAGCTATAGTTGGTTGTCCTAAAACTTTTCCTGTGGTCACAGCTGCTTTGCCAATGGGTTTTAAAATTTCTTCGTAACCAGCTTTAGCTGCAAGTATTGGATCAATACCTGCACCAGTTCTTGCCATAAGTTCTTGCATTGCTGTAGGTTGTTTTTCAAAAAGATCGGGAGCAACTCTTTTTGTCATATCAACTAAAGTTTCTCTAGTTCCATAAGGAGTATTTTTTAATCTAACCTCTAGGTTTTCTGGGACAGAATCTAAATACTTTTTAACAGCAGCTTTTTGTTCTCCAAAATTTTTAGCTAATTTAAAATCTGTATCAAATATTCTTCTAGCTCTTCCCTCTTCAATATTATCAGAGCCAACTGCGAACTGCACATTAAAAGCATTAGCTCCTCTGCCAGCGGTGTGGTGAATATGAAAAGGGGCTCTTTTGTAAGGAGCAATTCCTTTTTTAAGTGCACCTCCTTCATACAAGTCTTTATCAGCAATATCTATATCGTATAATTCTTTTATTAATCCTTTTTTTAAATCAGGGTTTTTATTAATAAATTCTTTTTTCTTATATTCACCCAAAGCCGTTTTACTATCTATACGATAAATATTTTGATTATCATCAATGTGTTTTAAAAAATTATCATAAGTCAAAACTTTTGATCTTCCTGTTTTAGGATCTTTAACATTCGTATCAATTAATTTTATTTTATTAGTTGCATCAGCTTTTTTTGGTATTTTAGTATTAGGAGATGCATATTTGATGTGAGAATTTTTTAATCTTCCGTCTTTAAATTCTTGAGCATTTTTTACAAGATCTCCCCAAAAATAACCTTTTGGTGTAAACTCTGTAGGAACTCTAACCATACGTCCTGACTTTATTCTAGACTCTTGAACACTTTGTAAATACTTACGGTATTTTTCTGGATCGTTTGTTTTAAACTTTTCTCGCGTTTGTCTTAGTCTCTCTCTTTTACTTTCTCTATACTCTGGGTCTTCAGCAAATCTTTTTTTAACAGCTAGTGATGACGCTCTGTTTTGAACTTTACGTCTAATTTCTTCATCTGTTAATCCTCGAACATTTATACCGTACTCTTTTGCTCTTTTTCTAAATTCTTGTGGAGAAAGTTTAAACGGTAAACCACCTTTCTTCGGTATCTTTAAAACATTTTGTCTCCTGTTTTGAATACTTCTAGGAGTTAATTCAACAGTGCCAGCACCTCGATCAGAGCCCACATATTTAATCCCTTTTGCTTCTCCTTCTTTTTTTATAAACTCAAGAAATTCTGGATCTGTTCCGCCAGGAAATTTTTCGTATAGTTCTCTAAAAGTTTTTTCATCAAGGACAGTTCCATCAGCTAATTCTTTTCTTCTGATAAAATCTAAAGATTCGTCCATCAAACCTGGGCCAAGCTTTTGTAAAGAATCTAAAAGTCTTTGCTTTCTATTTTGTTCTTGTAAATCTAAAAGTTCTTGTGGCTTTCGTTTTGGCAGTTGAGTCTCAATAAACTCGCCAACCTTCATGTTCCATGTTGATGGTTCACCAAACATTACTTCATCAGACATATTATAACCCCATTAAGTAGCTAAGACCACCGCCAGCTTTTTCGTCTCTAGGGGGTTTAACATCATCTATTAAATCAAAGTTTCCTGACTTCTTTGTAAATTCATCAGCTGCTCTAAATTCATTTTCAGCAAAGTCTATGATATCATCTAGTTCACCAAACTTCTTATCATCTCTTTTGTAGTACGTATCAAAGATAGTTAACGGATCCATTTCTTTTGTACCGCCTCCTCTTAAGTCATCATAGTTTTCTAGACTTTTTCTGACGTCTTCTGGTAAATCTATTCTATCATCTTTTAATAAAAGTTTTCTAATGACAGCTCTTCGTTTACCTTCCATTACTGTATCTTTACCAGGTTGCTGCATAAAAGTTCTAAATATACCTTCTAGACCTTCGTCTACAGTTTTATCTAAGTCTTTTCTTGCAAGGTCAGCTTCTTTTGTTACACGTTTAAGTTCTTGTAAATTTTTACCCATCTTAGTCTTTGGATTTACTTCTGGAGGTAAACCTAAGTCTTCTTTCAAAGTTTCAATGCCTTCAGCTTTTTTACCTGTCTTGATATCAAGCACCTCTGCTTCGGGTCCTACTTCTTTGACTTTTGTCATGTTGTCTGTAACACCAAAGTCTTTTTTCTTTTGTGCTAATAATTTTTCTGCATTTTCTAAAAAGTTCATCTGCTCTCTCGTGTTCTTGCTTGAGTAGATGTAGGGTGCGTATTCAGAAATCTTTGAGTCAATGACGCTTTGTAGTTTAGGATCTCTAAACGCATCATCAGAATACATATTCTTTGTTGGCGCGTTAGCATCAAACTCTTTAGGTTTTATGACATTTGCTCTGGTGCCTATAGTCTTGCTTACAAAATCTTTGCCATAAAGCTTTTGTAAAACTTGTAGTATCTTCATTCCTATAGTTGTTGCTGCCATAATTAATAATATTTCCTGTTTGTTTTAACAATTTTTTCTTCTTTGAGATCATCGGGGTGTAATACAAAACCACCCTGTCTGAACCGCATGATGGCTTGGGTTGTCGAGTCAACCAAATCGTCATGATCCCCAAATGGAAAAGCTGCACACTCCTCGATTACTTCCTCAGCAAATTCCTGTGTAGGGGCATATATCATACCAGATTCAAACAAAGGCGCAACAGAATTTACTCTGGTGTGCTTGTCGTTTCCTTTCGACGGACTAAAATTGACAACAGGTATACCCATTTTTCTCAGTTCGTCTGTCAAAGGTTGACCTGATGCTTTGGCTTCTACGATGACTGTATCAGGATCCCAATACTTATATTGTTCCCAAGCAACTTGTTTGAGCTCTGGAAAATCATATCGTCCCTTTTTAGAATCTAATAATATCAAACTAGCAGGACTATCATCGTTTAAATAAAATACACCCCATGTTGTAATTGCAGAATAGTCTGATGTTTGTTTCTTACCAAACGCTGTATCGTAAGATTGTATGACATGCTTCAGTGCAGGTATCCAGTCATGGTCCCATATCTGCCACCACTCTCGTTTGATGATTGCACCTTCTTCTGATGTTGGGTTCT